CCCTATACAAATTACTTGGGCATTAGTAGGAAAACCAATAGAGGTTTATGAAATTAATAGAAATATAATAGCATTAGCCCAAATTCAAGATAAACTAAAAGGTTTTTCCAATTATTTTAAAGGCAGGTATCTAAAATATTACCGCCCATTAAAAAACGAATACTATACAACTAAGGGAGGTGAATTAAAGGTGCAAAATACGGACGAAAATTATGCCGGTTACTACCATGTATTCCCAACAAGAGGGGTAATTATGGAAGGTAGATTTCATTCAACAACCCCTCATAGAATTTTAATCCCATTTAAAGGTGAAAAAGTTATTGAAAGTTTATTACCACCTGTTATAGATAGAGAGGTAGGGACATCAATACGAAAAAATATTGCAAGGAAGAGTGGATATTAGATAAATAGGTCGTATATTGAAATAAAATGGTTATAAATGTATTGGTTAATAGAAGACGAAGATCAATTAAATGTTTTAGTAAATAGTAGTTTTAGAGAAGCTTTCATTGAAGTAATCCCCTATAACGACACTATTCACCCGGCACAAAATCGTGCGAGTTTAGTGTATATTAGACCGATTAATGCACATAAAGGCTTTATGGTATGTATTACGCATAGTGAGTCTTTGAATGCGTTAAATGCGCGTATAGACAAATTAGTAGAAAAGTTTGAAGTATTATATTGTAGGGATAAAAAAGAAATGTTACATTACTTCCCAAATTGCTTCAAAGCTTTTTATGACATAAATCCACCACCTACTACATATATACGACCCACAACAAAAACACATGATTTATACTATAGACAACATAAGGATAATCCGGAGTTAAATCTAATTATACCGATTGTTAAACATTATGAATTGTGTGAAACCATTTTTGAGGATCTAAAAGCGAATATTAACAAAGAAAAAACAAAATATGATGAATTCTATAACAATAAAGTATCCTTGGTGTTCAACGCTATCGAGAGAAATGGAATACGAATACACAATGAAACCTTCAGTGAGCACTTCCACCCCGTTGTTGGTGAATGTGTCTACACTCAGTTCAACTTAAAAACAACAACAACAAGACCATCAAATAAATTTAAAAATGTAAATTATGCAGCACTCAATAAAGAAAACGGATGTAGAAAAAGTTTTATCCCAAGCAATGATGTTTTGTATGAGGTCGATATTTCTGCTTATCATCCTAGCTTGTCTTGTCGTCTCATTAATTATAGTTTCCCCACTAGTGATATTCACACTCATTTTTCCAAACTATACAAAGTCGATTATGCCAAAGCCAAAGAATTAACGTTTAAACAACTATACGGAGGAGTATTTAAACAATATGAGCATCTGGAATTTTTTAGTAAAATTAGTATATACGTAAAAGAACTTTGGAAAGAGTTTGAGCGTGAAGGTCAAATAACGTGTCCGGTTTCTAACTTTGTATATAAAAAAGAAAACTTGGGTGAAATGAACCCACAAAAACTTTTTAATTACTTACTACAAAATTTGGAGACGTCAATGAACGTTCGTATATTATGGGATATGTGTGCTTTATTGGTTAATAAGAAAACCAAGTTGGTATTGTATACTTACGATTCATTTTTATTTGATTTAAGTGAAGAAGATGAGGAAATAAGAAAAGAAATAGATGAGATTTTTAGGAAGTATAAATTAAATATAAAAGCAAAAGAAGGTTATGACTATGATTTTAAATAAAAGTCCGAATACGTATAATATGAATTATGATGCTACAACATCATTACAAAATATTAAAGATTTGGACAATAAATTGTTCTGTACATTTACAGACTTAGACAACTTAGATAACCTGATAGAAGATATCAGGGCAAAATACACAATCATTTACAATAAAATATTTGTTCTAGAAATTATAGGCAAAGATGAATATGTGGTTACTTATAATGTAGACCAAGGAAATGTTTTCTCAATTCCAGAAAATACTATCTTAGTACATAGAAAAAAGGAATCAAATACTCTTTATACTATTAATGCCTTAAACGAATTGATTAAAGGGTTAAATGGAGGTGTTGTAGATACAAAATTTAGAGTTGATTGGCAACATTACAGAAATTGTATACTATTAACACAACATAATTCTTTAAACCAATTAAATACAAAAATTTATAAAATACTTGACGTATAACTTGGATACCCAAAATACGATTCGTATATTACGTTACATATAAACAGTTATAATTAAAATAAAGTTACATTATGGATTTAAATGCAATTAAGCAGAAGTTAGAAGGACTTCAATCAAAACAACAATCGGGTACAAAAACCGATTATTCAACCATTTATTGGAGACCTACAGTAGGTAAACAACAAATTAGAATCGTACCATCGTCGTACAACCCATCAAACCCATTTTCAGAGTTAAAAATTTACTATGGTATTACTAATAAGGTAATGCTTTCTCCCCTTAATTATGGTGAGAAAGATCCTATTGCTTTATTTGCTGCAAAGCTTAGAGAAGAATATACTAAAGAAAATTTTGTTATGGCTAAGAAATTAGACCCTAAAACCCGTTATTTTGTTCCCGTAATAGTTAGAGGAGAAGAAGATAAAGGTACTAGGTTATGGCAATTTGGTAAACAAGTATATGAAGAATTATTAGCACTTGCTGTTGATGATGAAATAGGTGATTATACTGATATTGTAAACGGTAGAGACCTTACAGTTGAAACCGTAGGACCAGAATCAACTGGTACTCCTTACAATAAATCATCAATACGTGTACGTTTAAAAACATCCCCATTAGGTGATGATGCTGCTTTAGTAGAAAAGTGGACAAGCGAACAACCAAACCCAAATGAAGGATTATTTAAAAAATTCACATTTGAGGAAATGAAATCTGCATTAGAAAAATGGTTATCACCAGAAGACAATGAAGAGGAAATTGCTAAAAGTCCTAGTTCATTCCCAACAGCGGGGGCAGCAACACCATCTCCATCTAATTTTAGTTTAGATACCAGCAATGTCAAAAAGAATAAAGCAGATGCTTTTGATTCAATGTTTGATAGTACTAATAATAATGCTGATGATCTTCCTTTCTAAATATGGCGAAAAAAATACCAAAGTCTCTCTCGGCAGCAGTGTCTGCCGAGATTAAGAGCAAATTTGATTTAAATAAATTTAAAGCTTCTAAGGGTTTAGACAAAAACGTCAAATTTAAAGATCAATCTTGGATACCATTATCCCCTGCTTTTCAAAATGTTGCAGGAGTACCTGGTATACCAATGGGACACATTTCAATACTTAGAGGACATTCTGATACAGGAAAAACAACAGCATTATTAGAAGCAGCAGTCTCAGCCCAAAACATGGGAGTATTACCTGTATTTATTATTACAGAGATGAAATGGAATTGGGAACATGCAGCTCAAATGGGGTTAAATGTTAATCTAATTAAAGATAGTGATGGTGACGTTGTAGATTATGAAGGGAATTTTATCTATGTTGATAGAGAAACTTTACATACAATTGAAGACGTAGCAGCATTTATTATGGATTTACAAAACGAACAGAAAAAAGGTAATCTACCTTATGATTTAGCATTTTTCTGGGATAGTATTGGATCAATTCCTTGTGCAATGTCAGTTGAAAAATTGAAAAATAACAATGAATGGAATGCTGGTGCAATGTCAACACAATTTGGTAACACAGTTAACCAAAGTATTGTAATGTCTCGTAAAGAATCATCACCATATACTAATACATTAATTGCAGTTAATAAAGTATGGACAGCAAAAGCAGAATCACCTATGGGTCAACCAAAGATGATGAACAAAGGTGGAATGGCAATGTGGTATGATGCTACATTTGTAGTTACATTTGGGAATGTTTCAAACGCTGGTACATCTAAGATTAAAGCAATTAAAGGTGGTAAGCAAGTAGAATGGGGTAAAAGAACAAACTTACAAATTGATAAAAATCATGTTAATGGTATGCAATCAAGAGGTAAAATTGTTATGACAAATCATGGTTTTATTGAAGATACAGATAAAGATAAAAATGCTTATAAGAAAGATCATGCAGATGAATGGTCTAAAATCTTAGGAGGAGGGCAATTTACTATTGTAGAAGACCAAGAAGATGTAACCCCGGTTTTGTTCGACGAACAAGACATTTAAAACACAAACATGAAACACAAAGAGTTATTTAAGCTTTTGGATACAGTCCAAGAGCAAGGGGAAGAAACTCCTCTGAAAAGACACGATAGAGTATTAATCCTGGATGGTTTAAATTTATTTTTTAGGAATTTTGCTATGATGAATATGGTTAATCCTGATGGTGTCCATATTGGGGGGTTAGGTGGTTTCTTTCGCTCTTTGGGTGCTATGATTAGACAAACAAATCCAACTTCTGTTTATGTAGTATTCGACGGAGCAGGTTCAACAGTAAATCGTAAAAACCTGCTCTCCGAGTACAAAGGAACAAGGAATTTGTCTAGGATTACTAATTGGGAAGCATTTGACAATATTGAGGAAGAACATGACTCAAAAATTGACCAGATAGTGCGTATAATACAATATTTAAAGCTATTACCCGTTAAAACCACCATACTCGATAAAGTCGAAGCTGATGATATTATAGCCGTGTTAGCTGAAAAATTAGTAGAAAAACATAATTCAACTTGTTTTATAGTATCTAGTGATAAGGATTTCTTACAACTAGTAACTGATAAGATTATTGTATACAGACCTATGGAGAAGCTATATTATACTCCTAAGGTAGTAGAAGAGAAATTTGGATTAATCCCATCAAACTTTATTTTATATAAAACATTATTAGGTGATAGTTCAGATAATATTCAGGGTATTAAAGGGTTAGGTGAAAAGGGTATATTTAAAAAGTTCCCTGAGTTAAAAACTCACGAATTAACCTTAGATGATATTTTCGACATATCTGCTAGGAAATTTAAGGACCATGTCGTATATTCACGGATAATTCAAGATCAAGCTCGAATTGAAACAAATTATAAAGTTATGGATTTAAGTATACCTTTGATTGATGATAGGGGGAAAGAACATATTAGTAAACTAATAAGTGAAGACATCCCGGAATTACAATCAGATTTATTTATCCAACTTTATAATGAAGATCAATTAGGGGGTATGATTAGAAATCTAGAGTACTGGATACAAGATGTTTTTTCACAATTTAAAGGTTATAAAGATTAATGACACTACAAACACTAAATCAATACGGACATGACTTTCAAGTCAAAGTATTATCATCATTACTAACCCATAAAGAATTTTTGGTTAATATTCATGATATTATATCTGATGAGTATTTTGAAAATAGCGCACATAAATGGGCTATAAAAGAAATATTAAGGTATTATGACAAATATCATACTACCCCTTCTATGGATACTTTAAAAGTTGAGTTACAAAAGTTAGATAATGAGGTATTACAAATTGCTTGTAAAGAACAATTAAAAATAGCTTATGTTTCGTCTGATGAAGATTTAGAATATGTAAAAGAAGAATTTACAAATTTTTGTAAAAACCAACAATTAAAAAGAGCATTAATGACTTCTGTTGATTTATTAAAAGCAGGGGATTTTGATGGGATTAGATCATTAGTAGATAATGCTTTAAAAGCCGGGAATGATAAAAACGTAGGACATGAATATGTTAAAGATATTGAAGAAAGGTATAGAGAAAGTTCAAGAAGTGTTATCCCAACCCCATGGGATAAAATCAATAGTTTACTCCAAGGTGGATTGGGAAATGGAGATTTTGGTCTTATATTTGGTAATCCAGGAGGTGGTAAATCTTGGGCGTTAGTATCTTTAGGAGGTATAGCAGTAAGAATGGGATATAATGTTATGCATTATACATTAGAGCTAGGGGAAGAATATGTTGGTAAAAGGTATGATGCTTTCTTTACTAAAATTGATGTTAGGGATTTAGATAAAAATAAAGAAAAAGTTGAAGAACTTGTCCCCCAACTCCCTGGTAAATTAATTATCAAAGAGTACCCAACAGGTAGAGCAACGATTTCAACTATAGAATCACATATATCAAAATGTACTGGAATGGGTTTCAAACCTGACTTAGTGATTATAGATTATGTTGACTTACTTTCATCAAGAAAAACAAATCGTGAACGTAAAGATGAAATTGATGATATTTATCAAAGTACTAAAGGTTTAGCTAAACAATTAGACCTTCCTATTTGGTCTGTTTCTCAAGTAAACAGAGCAGGGGCTAAAGATGA